CAGGAGTAGATGACTTAACACACTCAATACCCATAACCTTTAGTTTGGGCTCCTTGTATTGAACACCTTCACTGTTCCATACATTGAGAATATATCTCTTCTTTGCTGTCCAGATACCTTTAGAAGCGATGTTCTCTCGCTTCATAAACATCTTCTGGTCATAAGCATTTACATAGGCTGCCAGTTCTTCATAAGAATGCGTAATATACTTTTCAAGTTCCACATCACACACCTTCGTAAGGAACCTAAGAGTGTCCTTATCGCTTTTCTCTCCGTCCTTGAATACAGCTTTAACCAGAGGACCCAAGTTAAGATAAATGGAATCGGTATCAGAAGCAATAACATAATCGGTGTCCTCAGTTTTAAGTACTTTGTTTAGATAGGTGTTCATCTTGTTCTCAATCCATCGGATCGAGACTTGACCAGACAATGTAATTGCCTCAGCGTTTGCAAGACTATAGTACCTGAAGTATTGGTTGCCAATGGCACCATAGGCACTGTTCAATTGAATCTTGCGAGCCATCTGTATATTATTATATGCAGAAATATCATCTTGAAGTTTTGTTTCACCAGTTTCTTCATACTTCTGCTTCGCTTGTAACATCCTCTTCTTAAAGATCACACGTTCATCGTAGATCTTCTGCATCATCTCTGGGAGGAAGCCGTGAGTGTCCCTGCGATATTGTGCTCCATTGGCACACACGGAATAATCTCCAGAGATCCCGACTGTTTGATTAAGCAGTCCTTCAACTGAGGCATCGGGGTGCCTTCTTTCGGCGAGGGTTTCTGGAGATATATTATACTGCATAATAAGATGAGGGTAGAGGCTGTTGAGGTCAAAGCTAGCAACCCAGTTATATAAACCAGGTTTCGGCTCCTTGACATACGCTCCAGCATACTTGTCATCCTTTTTCGTTTCGATCTTCGGCGGGACACAGATCTTCCTCTCTTGTAAGTAGTTGTAGATAAGAGTGTCCCACATACGAACCTGTGAGTACACGTCTTGGAAGTTCACCTTGGCATCGTATGCCATAGTGACAGCTAGTTCAAGAAGTTTCATCTTCTTCTCAAGTCTGTCTACAAGTTCAACGTCTTTAATGTTGTACTCAACAAACTTATCCCAGTCATTCGTATAGAACGCTTTAAAGTTCTCGTACTGGGAATGATCTAACTTACCTTCACCCAATTCAACTGTAGCAATATGCTCCAGTCTATAGGATTCCTGATTAGTATAGGTGAATTTCCTATACAAGTCAAGGTAATCTAATATTGATACCCCCATTATATCATACGAAAGGTTCTTACGTCCTTGGATGTAAACCTCACGCATATTAACCTTGTTCCAAGGAGACAGACTCCTCTGATGCTTGTCACTAAGGACACGTTCTATTCTTCTACAGATATATGGTATGTCATATAGGTTACAGTTCCATCCTGTAATGATGTCAGGTGTATTCTGTACCCACCACTCAAGGAAATCAGTGAGCATATCCTGCTCATTAGTAAAGCATCTATAATTCTTACCAGCATACTCTCTTGTACCCCAAGTGACGAACTCACCTGTGGCAAAATCTTTAATTGTAATCAACAGGATCTTCTCTGCTGATGCTTCAGTATCAGGGAATCCATTCTCACATTCAACCTCAATGTCGATCGTATAGATCTTCATATCATTGAGACTAAACTCCATATGTTCCCAAGGAAATTTCTCACTGATCCACTGGTATATGAATCTCTCATACCCGTGAACCTCAAATCCTTCAACGTTCTTATACTTCTCGATAAATTCTCTTGCTCTTCTGGCACCATCCTGTTTGACAGGTGCCATCTTTCTACCATCAAGAGTCTTCCAAGTACCTTTAGGTGAGGGGACAAACAACGTTGGTTTGATTGTATCCCTATAGGATACAGGCTCTCCATTCTCATACCCACGGCATAGAATGGAGTCCCCCAACAAGGTCACATTTGTATAAATTGATTTCAAAGTGCCTTCTTGTACTCAGTGATGATAGTTTCCGACGGATCTACTATAGTCAAAACTACGTCAGATGTCAAGAAGATATCCCTCTGATCTGTGTAGAGTGGATACTTTGAAAACTGTCCATCATCAATCTTATAAGCATTTGTTAGAAGGTAACTGGGTTCTTCATCCAGTTCAGTGACCTCACCCATCAAGTGACTGTGGTCCTTTAGTACTACGATCTTCAGTGGATTCATTTTGAGTTGCCTTTGCTATAGTTTCCCATTTTGATTTTATCTCAGGGTTTGGAGTGTAGACTGTTGCTACGTTGCTTAGAACGACAAGAGTCTTATCGTTTGATGACAATGGTATCCAAGGAAATAATTGGACATTCAAGTCATTAATCTTTTGTGGTTCGTCAGAAGCGTTCTCCTCAAACAACATCTCAGCAGTTGCTGAAACTTCTATTTGATATGGTTTGGTTAGCATATAACCGATAGGACTGTAAGTCTCTTCATTAGGATACGCTTCCTGAACGTCAGCGATTACGTCCTCTCCGTTGAGCATTCTTACGATTTTTACGGTCATAGTTCTTTTCCATTAGTTGATAGTATACACCACGAACGACCTCAGTGAAAGCCTTACGTGCTGTTATGTTCTTTTCATCAGCGATAGTCCTTGCATAGAACAGGACTTCTTCGACGTGTTCCGTTGGTATATCAAGAGTAATGCTTTCATACTCTTCACACTGCCTTGGAGTGCAGTTAAAATAGTGGTTCATAAAAAAAAGAACCCTCAAGGTTCTTCTGTTGTTGTATCACTATGTATAGGTTTATCTAACATAGGACTCATATCTGGCATCTGTTCCCCAGTTATTATGACAACAGGGGCACTGACAGCAGCGAGAGTAACTGCTGTGAAGACTAACCCTGCTTCTAGTAATTGTAATAGTTCTACCAATCTTCATCTCCTTGTAGATCCTTAACCCACTGTTGTCTGCCACAGAATCCGTGTGCATCCTTCTCACCATCCATATGGTATGAGGTATGCATAACTTCTACCATAAGGAAGAATCCTATACACATCATTGGCAACATCCAGAGTGGATGACCAAAGACCTCACAAAATTCTTTGTAATAATCTTCGAACTTCACTCTGGTTATGCAGGTAAACTATCTATACTATATCATAGACTTTCTTCTTTTGGGCTTCTGGTAGCATACGTGTAAGGGTAACTGTCAGTAAACCATTATCTAATGCTACCCCAGACACCTCAACATCATCTGACAGGTTGAATGACTTGCCAAATGAACGTGCTGCTATTCCTCTAAAATTATATTCTCCTGCCTTATCCTCTTGCTCTTTGGTTGATTTGATGTGGAGTTGGTTCCTCTCAGTAGAAACTTCTACATCTTCTTTACTCCATCCTGCTAGTGCCATCTCGATCTTCCACTTATCGTCACTCTCTTTGACGATGTTGTATGGAGGATAAGATGTGCTCTGAGGGTTCAACCCAAAAGCGTGTAATCTTGTGAGTGTGTCATCTAGTCCGACACTATATTTGTTGATGCTGTCCATCAACACGTCCATATCCTTGGACACAAAGCGTTGTAGTCCTGTCATTGGTTTAGCTCCTTAGTAAGCGAGTTTATGTTTTGTGGTCCCCGAAGGCAACCACCTATATTTAGCGTATATAGTACAAATGTTCAACCGTACCAGTGATTCGGGTACCCGTATTAATACCCACCTTTCAATGTATTTTTGTGATAAATAGCAACGAAAGGTATCGGGGAATTATGAAAAAAGCATCCTTGCTTTTCGTTATGGCTATATTGACGGCACCATTATCTGCTCGTGCCGATATTCATCATCGTATGTCATCCAGTGTGGCTTTATCGGTGGACGCAGCTCAGACTTCTGTAAGTAGAGTTGGAACAACAATGAGTATATCAGGAAATAATGTAACTACAACGGTAACACCCTCTGGTGGATCTGCTGGTGCAAGTCTAGGTGGTCTAGTTGCTCCTGCGAGTGCAACTGCTGCTGCTACAGTTGTTATACCTGATGCTACACAAACAGTTGCTGGTAATGCATTCAGCTACACAACTAGTGTAACTGCTGGTGATGCAATAGTAACTACTGCACCTTCTACTGGTGCTGTACTAGCATACTCCAATCAGTACTCAACAGCGGCTGGTGATGACGGAGATTTAGCAGGTACTGTAACTTCAGCACACGCATTTAGTAACGTAGCAGCTGGTGGACCTGGTAGTACAGCTACCTCGCAGTTCGTAACAGAATTGACCGTAAGATAAGGGCTATATAACAATGAGACGTATAGGATTACTACTCATATGTTTCTTCGGTCTTCCGTTGAAAACCCTTGCGGTCCCTGTGGTCCCAAATTTTCAGCAGGGCTCAATGACGAGCCATACGGAGACCGAATCTACGGTTACAGAAACAATTAACTCAATAGATTATCGTACAGGATGGGAATACACAGTGACTGGGGTAGGCGTTTCCAACAATGGAGAAGCACTGAACCCTCCAGTGAATACATCAACAGTAACCGTGACTCCAGGTGTGAGTTCAGCAACGGGAACAAACGGAGCGATCGTAGACGGAAACGTGACAAGTTCGTTCGACTCGTTAGACTTCTCACAGCCAAACAACTTCACAATAACCAGTCCAGGAGAGGCATTTCAATTCACCCAGACATACCAAGGACCAGGGCTAACGAATCAGACAATAATACAAAGAGTAACCACCGTAACAAGCGTCACAGATACAACAAGTACGTTTACCCAGTAGTTGCAACGGGTCTCGTTCTTAATTCTTTAATGCCAATGAAAGCTTTGGCAGAAGGTGTTGGTGGTGTAAGTGCTACTGCTAATCCCATAGCTAATAGTTCTGGCTCAGTAACTAACCAGGCAATTCAGGTTTTACAAGGTCCGTATATAACTAACAC